GCCTTCGCCTGCACTGTGATGAAGGTCAACGCATTCATCGTCAGGGTGTTTATCCCCGTCGCAAAAACTCTCCCGTCGCCGATGGTGAAGAAAAAGTACCCGTCCTGGAAGCAGACCGAATTCGGCTGCGGGAGGTTGCCCTGCCCGGTATAGACCGTAGGAGTTCCCGTAAAAGCGCCGAAAGTCCCCTGGCCGCCGATGAGGTCGCCAGACGCCGGATTAAACGTGATCGTCTCATTGCCCGTGCCAGTCGTCGAATAGGTCAGGTTTGTTGCATTACCGATCGAGCCCTGATGGCTGATCGTGATGGCCGGCCCGACAACGCCGGAACTGACGTGATTTGCCGTCAAGACCGTATTGGCATTGAGTAGCGTGTTCAGCGCCGCGGCAATGGTCGAGGCCGTCTCGCCGCCGCCGAGCGTATGCGTCAGGGTGACGGGAAAGCCCGGCGTCAGGAACTCATTCAGGATGATCAGAGAAACGGTGTCGCCGCTGACGAAGGACGAGCCGCCAACAGTCGCGATGGAGGTCGCCGCGACCACCGCAGCGCTGCCGAGCACATAGGCGCCGTTATCGAGGTCGACCGCGACGACATCTGGCGTTGGCTGCGCCTGGTTGCGCGCGATCGAGATCGGCTTCGTCCCGGGAAATGTCCCGATGCTTGTTACGGCTCCGCCCGCGTCGACGGTCGAGGCGTTGTTGAGCCAAGTTTCATATGAAACATTGTTGACGATCAGTCCGCCGCGATAGCCGCTGTGTGCTGTTGCCGCATGCTGTGTGAGGCCGCAGGAGCGGAACCACTTGAAAGCAGCAGGGCCGCCCTCTCCCAACGGCTCCGCATAGGCGTTTATCAACCGACCAGCGCCTTCTTGCGGATTCGCGCCGGGAAAGCTCGAAGTCGGAAAGGGGATGGGTGTCGGCTTGCCAGTACCCATCAGACTCGGCGTTTCTCAAGCAAGAGAATAGGTGTTCCGTCCGTCATCTGGCTTACATCGTGGACATATCCAGCCGGAACTTTGATCGGGAATGGGCCGCATTTATCGAGGACCGCCCGCCGCACGAAGTCCCCAGTGTGACCCTTATGGACTCCGGTTTCCTTCGCTCGTTTATGCGCTTCTTTGAATGCGCTGGAGAACGAACTGACCATCAGAAGGACTCGGTTCTCAATGGCTCACCGGTCGGCTTGCCGCGAAGCATCACCTTCAAACTTTGTGCAGCCGTTCCGGCCCCGATCTTCACGCCACCGGCACCGCCAAGTCCTCGAGCGACCAATTTCAGATAATCATCACCCGTCGACCCGAACTTCTGCGCGCACTCCCCGGCGAGAATATCGGCGAGATCGGAAAACCACTCACCTGGAATATTCTCGATGTCAGCCACGTAGACGATCTCCAGCGCCGCAAGCTTCCTGATGGTCGGATCGAGCTTGTCCTGCACATAGGCATAGTCTTCCGGATCGGTCGGCGTGCCGGCGGTGAGAACCCCAAGGTTGGCCAGCGTCTCATTGATCAGCTGGTTGGAGTTCATGAAGTCGGCCATCAGACCCTCCAGGGAATTTCAGTAAGTCCATGCTGGAGCATGATCTTGGCAACCTCCCGATCGGAAAGCCCCTCCTGCCGCATCATCTGGTTGAACTTCGGATCGATCAGCGTTCCGAGTTGGCGAACATCGCTCTCGCCGACCTGCGCGCTTGCCCGAAGATACCGATCGTTCGACCACTTCGTGGCGATGGCATCGACGGTATCAACCGAGGCCAGCCAGTCGACCACCCAGGCGCGGTAAGTCTCCGGCGTCGTCGGCTCTGGCTTTGTATCAGCCGCCTGCGTGGCCTTGTCGCCCGATCCGACGCGGAAGAACTTGTTCGCTCTAGCCGCGGCGATGTGGTCTGGATCCATCACCCTGACCGGGACATTCGCCTTGAAGACGATGCCGCGCCATTTCAGCAGTGATTGGTCTTGCGGCCCTGGAATATAGGTAACGTCCTCGCCAGCGCTCGCCGGCTGCGCGTTGACCCGCTGGGCGCCCATTCCTGCCATCATCGCCACTTTGGACACCTGCTGATTATCTGCCATGAATTCCTCTTCGACTTGTAGGATGAGCAGTTTTTCGAGGTGCTCAGCTCGATCGCACGCGACCGATGGGTGGGCAGGAAAGGCCGCGGCAATTACTGGTCGATGTTCGGAATATACTCGATGATAATGGTCACCGAGCCCGTCGTCGCTGCGGTTCCGGTCTGCGTATATTTTGCAAACAGAGGAACACCGCCGCCACTGCCATTCTGGTATGTGACGTTGCCGGTGATGGTGACGCCGAGCCCGGCCGCCGTCGTCAGATGACGGATGCCGGTCGCAATCGTCGTGGTGTTGTTGCTGATATTCGCCGTAGCGCTGGCGCCATCGGCGATGAGTTCGTTGGAACTCGCGGAGGTCACACCGACCGTCAGGACATTGGTCGTGCCGGCATTGAATGCCGTCGTGACCTGGGAGTCCATCGCAAGAATGTAGGCGTTGCTCGGCAGCGCGCCGAACTGCTGACCCGTCGCTATCCTCGGGTCGTTGAAGTTCACCGTGAACCGATAGAAGTGCGACATCTGTTCGTGGGTGTCGCGCGGCGGGAAGACACGGTTCTGATCGTTGCTGATCGCCATCGCCGGAAGAGCGAGGCCAAAGAGGGCCAACGCGAACAGCGCGGCCTTGAGGAAGTGGTTTTTCATGAAGACAATCCCAGATTTGTGAAAGGAAAACGCTGGCGACATTAAGACGCCGCCAGTATAGTGATGATTAAGCGTCCTGAACGGCGGCAAGGAACGCTGTATATATTCCCCATTCCTTGAAGTTGCCGGCCGCGTTCAGCTTCGCAAGCTTGCCGATGCCATAGGCCATCTTGATGCCCGCGCCGCGGTAGAACTGATAATCATCCTCTTTGAGGAAGGTTGGTGTCGGCATACGGCCCCAGACCCATGCTGCAGCCTGTTGACCACAAAGGAAGCACGGCGAGATGCGAGACGCGCCCGAACCGGCGTTTGTGTAGAAGGCCGGCAGACGCAGCGACAATTCCGGCACCTGCCGGATGATCACGCCGTTGTAGAGCAGGTCGCCATCGACGAAGATCGGGTTCTTCAGGTAGCCCTGGTTCTCGCGAGCCCGGGAGTTCTGGTTGGCCGTCTTGATGTCGGTGTCGTTTTCCGCGTCGCGGAACTGCTCTTGGCCGCAGAACAGCACGAACCACTCTGTGCCGTTATCCTTCAGCTTGTAGGGCCGAATGCGTGGATTGGCGATCATGGCGCTGCGCTTCATGCGGGTGATCAAGGCGCCCGACAAAGTCATCGCGGTTGTAATGTTCGCCATCGACGCGGCAAAATTGCCAGCCGAATAGTTAGCCGTGTTGGAATTGCCGATCAACACCCGATCAAGATTGTCGACGATCCAGGTATTCCGCTGCCCTGCGGTCGCCGCATCGAACAACACACCGTTGACGCGCTGACCGTTGGTCGAACCAAGCCCAGCCGGCGCTGACTGCGAAGCCAGGGCATAGAGAGCATCGCAGATTTCGTCGCGCTGGAGTTCCTTGCCCCAGTCGACGAGCATCGGCTTTGCTTCGGCAAACAGATCGATCGAGGATTTCTGCTCCTCGGCATTGTTGATCGTGACGGCATTTCGAGCCCAATCGATCCACAGCCGCATGCCGTAGTTGTCGAGGCGCTCTTCATTGCCGTGTAAGGTGCCTTCTGCAATGGCTTGGCCCTGAAGCCGCGCCATCATCGGAACGTTGATCTGCTCGCCGCCGTTCTTGCCGCCCTTGTCGAGATCCGGCAGCACGCGAAAGATCGCGTTGACGTTAGTCCCCATATACGGTGAGAAGAGATTTTCGCGGACGTATTCGCGGAAGATTTCCTTCCGAAATACAATGAGTTTATTATTGGCTTGCGTTGAAGTAACGGCCATAATTTACCTTTCGGAGCGTGATGGCCTCACGCCGGAACTTGCTGTTCAGGTATTGAATGCTGCACTGAAAACAGCGTTGTCGGACCCGTCTAAAAAGGCGTGGTCGCTAACGGCGCGGGCATTGCCGCCGGCCGCTCGTGCGAGCGATCTCGGCAGGTTTGTGGTGGTTCGAGGCCGCCCGTTGTCCCCGGTCTGTGCCTCGCCGCGGAGCTCTTCGAGCACCTGTCGGCGGAACTCCGGGTCTTTCATGAGCGTGGTGCGGGCTTCCTCGGCGACTCTGGTCCGGAACTGCGCCGGATCATCGCCAATTTCCCGCATGGCCTCGGTGCGTTTGTGCCATTGAATGAGAGCCTCGCCGGGATCAGGAGCATCTCGAATGGCTCGAGCGATTTGCGGGTTCTGCTGGGCCTGCGTTTTCAATGCCTCGAAGGCATTGACGAACGTCTGACCATGGCGGGACTGCGCAAACGACATGCTCTGATTGAAGAGCCGCTCGCCGAACTGGCGAGAAGACGCTTCAAGGCGCTCTTGTGTTTTGCCTTCCAAATATCTGGCGTAGCCGACTGGATCTTCGAGAAGGTCGGGGACGACTTCCTGAGGCTTGGGTGCGACTTGGGCTGGCTGCTGTTGCGGCTGCAGGCGCGCCAGAGCGGCCTCTAGCCTCTGGTTGACCAGGGCTTCTAGCCTTTGGTCTACCGTACCGAGTTGAGCCTTCAGCGCGTCCCGCTCGGCCTCTGCCGCCCTTGCACGGGCGTTGGCATCACGGAGCACACCAGGAGGAACGCGACCATCGGCAGGCTTCGGAGCGGGTTGGACTTCACTCTCACCTTTCGGCTCGGCTTCGTCTTCCGCTGCTGCCTCGACTTCCGGCTGGGCCTCGGTGTTGCCCTCGGCCGCCTCGAGTTCGCCCTCTTGCTCGTCCTCGTCCTCTTCAGGCTCGTGCTGGCCTTCAAGGCCGTCACCCATTGCCTCGATTGTCTTGTCGCCTGTGCCGTCGAGAGTGCTCTCGCCAAGGTCCAGGCCCTCATCGAAGATTTCCTTCTCCGTGGCAGCAATAGCCGCCTGAAGAATTTCCCGTTCGCTTGCCATTTTGGAGATCACCATTTCGCAGTGAATGCGGCAGCACTTTTGGCGCTCGCCAGTGTGTGGCGTACGTCAGGTCCGTGCTGATCAGGACTTGCGCCGTATCGTGGCGCCTACGTCTGGGCTTTACTTGCGGAACCCACCGCCGGCTGTTTCGTCGCCGCTACGAAAGAGTTTTCAGATGGGCCATTCGGCGCTCGAAGTCCTCGCCTTGGGCAAGGTTGGCGCCGTCATCGGCAATCCTCACATTCGCCATTGCGAGTGCCTTATCGATCGCGGCTCGAAGCCCAACTGCCGCCTCAATGCTGCACCTGAGATGTGCGACACAGGCGACATCGACTGAGACGTTGCCGCCGCTATCCGGCGTCAGGACGCGAGCCGCAAGATCGAGTTCGATCACGCCATGCATGGCGCCAAGCGTCGGCGCCTGGTCGAAATAGATCATCGGAGCAGAAACGGCGTTTTTCATCACAGCACGCACGGGCTTGTCTGCCATTATCTGTTCGCTCCATCCGCGCCGATATTGTAGCCCGTTCCCCCTCCGCCATTCGGGATCGTATCGAGGAAATAATCCGTCGCGCCGACTGACA